CCGATCCATACCTCCCCGATAACCTCGGGAACGGTCCCAGCGGGTCCATGCGTAGGCCAGATTGAGCAGGATTGATAGGTATATGTCCAAGATGACTACGCCCCGTATGGGGGCTACTGAGCCTCGCCTACATAGCCCCTACATTAAGGGCAATAATCGCGGCGATGAGATCGCGCAGCTTGCAGACTCCATCGGCCTACCCCTTTTACCGTGGCAAGATTTTGTAATTCGAGATATGACCTCAGTAGGTGACGATAATTTATTTATACGCCGGACCCTGCTCTGCTTAACGTCAAGGCAACAGGGCAAGACTCATATGGCTCGAATGATGATGCTAGGGCATATGTTTTTATTCGACTCCCCTAACGTACTAATGATGAGCTCTAATAGATCGATGGCTTTAGATACCTTTAGGCAAGTCTGCTACGCGATTGAAGGCTCGGATTACCTTAGTAAACAGGTTAAGCAAATCCGATACGCCAATGGCACCGAGTCGATCGAGTTAAAAAACGGGCACCGATTAGACGTAGTGGCAGCGACTCGAGATGGATCTCGTGGCCGCACTGCATCATTTCTATACATAGATGAGATCCGAGAGATTAGCGAGGAGGGTTACCGGGCGGCGACTCCTACTACTCGAGCTAAGCCAAATGCGCAGACTCTCTTAACCTCAAATGCCGGTGACGCTTTTAGCACTGTACTTAATGACTTACGCGAGAGAGCTCTATCTAATCCGCCTGCAACTTTTGGCTTTTATGAATACTCGGCACCGCCTTTTGCCAAGATTACAGATCGAGCGGCGTGGGCCATGGCTAACCCGGCGCTTGGATACACAGTCACCGAGGAGGCACTCGAGGAGGCCGTAGCTACTCAGCCGATTGAGACTACAAAGACCGAGCTCTTATGTCAGTGGATTTCCAGCAGCGCCTCCCCTTGGCCGCACCTTTCCGTAGAGGAGGCAGGCGACAAGGATTTAAAACTTGTGCCCGGGCCTCTTACTATTTTTGCTTTCGACGTTGCACCGAGCCGCCGCGATGGATCGCTTGTCATGGGCCAAGTGCTCCCAGATGGTCGTATCGGCGTGGCAGTCCTCGAGATATTCCACTCCGACGTATCGATCGATGAGCTATTTGTAGCTAATGCAATCGCTAAATGGTGCAAGATTTATTACCCGCGGGCCGTGGCGTGCGATAAATATACGACTGCATCTATAGCAAAAAGGCTTGAGGTAAACGGCATCCAGATCCTCGACGTATCCGGTACTAAGGGTTATCAAGCCTCGGGCGATCTTTACGAGGCTCTGAGTAATCGCAGACTCGTGCACTCAGGTCAAGATGAGCTAGTGACCTCTATGGCTAACTGCGCAGCTAAAGAAAGTGACGCTAGCTGGAGAATTGTCCGGCGTAAATCGGCCGGCCCTGTAGATATTGCTATCGGTTTATCGATGGTCGTACACGTACTCACTCAGCCGATGGCCGAGGCAAAAGTCTACAGTTAGACACGATGTGGCTTTTCGCAAATGTGCTTGACAATATGAAAACCTGCGAGCATGGGATTACTACAAACTCTAGGCTTTAAGTCAGCTGAAAAGCAGACTGTAGAGGCTCAGTACGCACCCGCCGTAATGAGCACTAGCTACGGTTATGGATCTTATAACACTGGCTCAACTGGAGGATATAACTCTAGCGGTATTGATCGAAATTATGCTTTACAGGTCGCATCGGTATCACGGTGCAGAAATCTTTTGACCGGAGTTATCGCAGGGATTGATTTAGGATTATATAAAAAATCTACAGGTGAAAAATTAGGTTCTCCTATTTGGTTAGAGCAGCCGGATCTACGGCAACCTCGCAGCGTTACTATGGCTGCAACGGTAGATAGTTTAATCTTTTACGGCTGCGCATATTGGCGCGTCACTTCACTTTATGCAGATGATGGACGCCCCTCAGGCTTTGAGTGGGTCGCAAATAATCGCGTTACCTACACTACAAATAAATTCGGTACAGAGATTGAGGATTATTTTGTAGATGGTATTAAAGTACCAATGGGCGGTATTGGTTCACTTGTAACTTTTCAGGGATTGATCCCAGGCGTATTAGACACTGCCGGTACGACGATTAAAGCTGCATTTGATATACAGAAAGCAAGTGCGATCAGTGCGGCGACACCGATGGCTACCTCGGTGATTAAGAATAATGGTGCGGATTTGCCAGAGGCGCAAATTCAGGGACTACTTGCATCATGGAAAGCATCTCGCGCATCCCGTAGTACTGCATATTTGACGAGTACTTTATCTGTAGAGAATATCGGTTTTTCACCGCGTGACATGATGTACACGGAAGCCTCGCAATACCTCTCCACGGAAATCTGTCGCGCAATGAATTTACCGGCGTATCTACTTAGCGCGGATATGAATAATTCAATGACGTACCAAAATATCTTAGATGGTCGTAAAGAGTTTATGGCTTACTCGTTGCAGCCTTACATATGCGCGATTGAGGATCGCTTGTCGATGAATGACATTACAAATAGCGCTAATCAAGTGCGATTTGCAGTCGATGACACTTTCTTACGTGTAGATGCAAAAGAGCGTTTAGAGATTATTGAGAAAATGCTTAGCCTAAATTTAATTGATGTAGAACAAGCCCGACAAATGGAGCAACTCACACCGCTAGGAGATACAAGTGCTACTAACGTTTAGCCAAGAAATACAGGCAGCCGATACAGAGCGACGCATCGTCTCGGGACTAATTGCACCTTATGGTGAGATCGGTTTTACAAGCGCGGGCCCGGTCATGTTCGAACGCGGTGCGATTGCTATTCCAGATGCCGCAAAAATTAAACTACTTATGCAGCATCAACAGGATAAGCCAGTAGGCCGAGCAATTTCTTTTAGCGATTCTACTGAGGGCGTTTATGGATCTTTTAAGCTTTCGAGTAGCACTCGAGGACAAGATGCACTCGTACTAGCGCAAGAAAATCTCGTGTCTGGCTTATCCGTAGGGGTAGATGTAACCGCCTCTAAGCCGATGAAAGATTACTTGCTCGTCACGGCCGCGGTCCTCAAAGAGGTAAGCCTCGTCGAGAGTGCCGCCTTTTCAAGCGCATCCGTAACTGATATTGCAGCCGCTAGAGCAGCCCTCGAAGCAGCTACAAGTACAAGCACAAAAACCACGACGATTAATACGACCATCGTAGAAATCGAAACCGAAACCGAAAGCGAGGATGTCATGACGACAGCCCCAGAAATTACGCCGGATATTCCGGCTGAAGCACCGGCCGAGGCTGCCCCTCTTGAGGCATCTCGCCAAATTATCCGACCATCCGTTTTAGATTCTCAGCGCGTACGTACACCTATTGTTTCAATGGGAGCTTACACAGAGCACAAGATCAGAGCTGCACTAGGTAACGATGATTCAAAGCTCTATGTAACCGCTGCCGATGATTCTTTCTCAACTAACCCGGGTTTTAATCCAACTCAGTACCTCACAGAGTTTCCAACAAATACACGTTTTGGTACTCCATCGATCGACGCATGTTCACGCGGTACCTTGCCAGCTAACGGTATGACTATCAACGTGCCAGCACTTGTTACAAGTGCAGGCGGTCAGTCAGGCGTTGCACCTGTAGTCACCGTCGAGGCCGAGGCTGGAGCGGTACAAAATACAGGTATGGTTACAGAGTACCTAAGCGGTACAGTTTCCAAGTACTCAGGTATGAATACCATCAGCATCGAGCTCCTTGAAAGAGGATACGGAGACGGTAATTTCTTTAGTGAGCTTACTAACCAACTACAAAATGCTTATCTTAAAACACTTGACACGACAGTAAACGCGGCGCTTATTACTGCAGGTACCGTTGCAACTACTGCTCAGGCCGCTACCTCTGCCGGCATTATCGGTTACGCATCTGAAGCTGCTCGCCTTGTTTATGAAGCAACTGGCTATTTTGCTAATAACTACATCGCAAACGGTGCCCAGTGGCAACTATTGACCGGCGCAGTGGATACCACTGGCCGTCCAATTTATTCGAGCAGCCAGCCAATGAATGCCGGCGGTCTTGTGCAGCCCGGCTCAATTCGTGGAAACGTACTAGGTCTTGATCTTTACGTAGACAAGAATTTCGCGGCTACTACAGTCGTAGACGATTCTGCAATCATCCTTGCACCTGAGGCGTTTACGGTTTACCAGAGCCCTCAGGCTTACATGTCTGTAAACGTAGTTTCAAACCTACAAGTACAGGTAGCGATCTACGGCTACATGGCAACTATTGCCAAGATGCCTAAGGGAATTATCCGCTATAACTTCACCTAAGCAATAACCCTAATAGTCGGTAGGGCTCCTAGCCCTATGAGCCCTACCGGCCTTTTTTAAGATTGGAGTAGAGATGCCAGC